GTCACCCTTCTCTTTACGAATTGCTTCTAGTACCTCAGAGCACTCTGAATGAATCATAGCAATCTGCTTAAGATAGAAGATGGTATGGGTTTCTTCATTATTAGGTTCCCAGAATCCTTTCTCTACCGATGTTTCATGAATCTCTTTTGCCCATGTATCAAAATTCATTATATCCTCCATAGTTTCTTTTTCTGTTTTAATCATGCAACTACCTCCTGAAATATTAAGTCCTCGTCCTTTGAGAGACTGTAGTTAATCTTATAAATGTTACCTTCTTCTATCCTTGTGTATGCAACCGCAAATGCAGTTGGAAAGACAATCATTGATAGGAGATCTCTACCTGAGTTGGCAACTACTAGGCTTGCCATCCTCTTACCTGCCTTGGTAATCCTTGGCTTAAAGGATAACACATAGTATTCGTCATCGCTGTACGGCAGTTGCTTGTAATTTAAAAACCTGATAAGCGGTGACTTGCTCGTTGATATCTCGTCAATAGGAACTGCTTCCACAATTCTGTTAGATCCAACAAGAATAATGTAAGTCCTACCTGCTTCGATAGTAGTTTGTTCTTCATCGAATACTCCAATTGATCCTGTACCGTCTAGAATATCTACACGGCTCCATCCCTTACCACGCTTAATACCACGAACAACACCCATAAGGATGAATGCGCCCTTCTCATCAAAGTCATCAGCAGAGGTTACATAAGCATGGTAGTGCTGTGGAACCTGCATATTAAACTCTGGAAGATTTAGGTATTCATACATGTTGCTACGAATCTCTTCGTCATTCCTAGGGTTGTCTGGAAATGTCAATGCTCCAACTGCCCTCATTGACTCAAGTGCTCGTGAGTTAACCCCATTACCCTTTGTGTATGTAAATTCCTTTACATCTTCAAATGATTTAAATGGACGTGCTTCAAGATACTTGGATGCAATCTTGTCTGAGATGTACTTAATGGAAGAAAGACCAAACCTGATCCCCTTACCCTCAATCTTAAAGTCAGATCCAGAGTCATTAATATGTGGCAGACGCATAGGAATGCCCATGCGCTTTGCCTCAATTAGGTACTCAGTACGACCGTCCTTATCCTTCTCATTGCTAAGAAGAGAGAACATAAACTCAAGCGGATAGTAATACTTCAGCCACGCCGTCCAATACGAAATTGTTGAGTAAGCGACAGCATGAGACTTATTGAACGAGTATCCTGCGTGTGCTTCAAAGTCATGCCACATCTTTTCAGCAGCCGCCCCGCCAAGTGGCCCAGTTGCATTCCGAACAAATAACTCCTTGAACTCGTCAAACTCTCTCGCATCCTTCTTCTTACCAATAATCTTACGAACCTTATTGGCCTCTCCCATAGTCATGCCGCCCAACTTTGTGCAAGCAAGCATAACTTGTTCCTGATATAGAATTGTACCGTAAGTGTCTTCGGTAAACTCCTTCATGATTGGGGATGCATAAACAATACCCTGCTTGCCATGCTTGCGAGCAATATAGTCCTTGCCAATAGTATTCATAGCACCAGGGCGTACAAGAGCATTAGATGCGACAAGTTCGTTAAACTTACTAATGCCCATCTTAATTAGTAGGTTTGTGTATGGTGTTGCTTCACATTGGAAGACTCCCTTGGTATGCCCATCAGACAGCATGTTGTAGATATTGGAATCCTCAAGATTAATATCCTTTAGAACAATTCTTCTTCCAGTTCGATCCTCAATAATATTGAGAGCATCATTCATAACCGTAAGAGTCTTAAGCCCCAGAGCGTCGATCTTGATCAAACCAATGTCTGCTGCCTCTTCCATGTCTACCGCGACCACAGGGAGCCTAGAATCGCTTCCTGTGACGTTACGAGTCTCCATTGGGGCGACCCTAGAGATTGGAATCTTGGACGTAACAACGCCTGCTGCATGGACCCCAGTGCCACGAATGCGACCACGCAGTTGATTTCCATACAGTTCTACCTCAGGATACTTTTCACGGAACCACTGAGTATTCTTAGACATCACATACTCTTCCCAAGTATCAACTGTCTTTAGCGCACGATTAACATCAGCAAGAGGGACGTTAAAGCAACGAGCCACGTCTCTAACAACGCCCTTATCCTTAAACTGTAGGAACGTTGCAATGGATGCAACGTGCTTATACTGCTTCTCTAGATAATCCTTGACCTCTTCACGGCGAGAATCTTGGATATCGGAGTCAACGTCTGGCATATCATCACGATCCATGTCAATGAATCGGAAGAACAGAAGTCCATGCTTGATAGGATCAATATCTGTGATGCCCAAGGCATAGCAAACTAGTGATCCAGCAGATGATCCACGACCGGGACCAACCATGATACCTTCCTTCTTTGCCCAATTAAGCATATTCTGGACAACGATGAAGTAAGAGGCAAACTTCTTCTGCTTGATAGTCTCAAGTTCTTCATTGAGCCTGTCAACGTACTCTTGATTAGTATCCAAGTTGTTGGCCTTTAGCCAAGAAAATGCATACTTTCTGATCTGTGCATCAGGATCTTTGTGCTCAACAGGAAGAAGGTTTAGGTTACGATGAATCGTATACTCTTCCACCTTGTCGGCAATGTCCAAAGTATTAGCAAACATGTCTGCGCGAGAGTCTTCACCCATTGACTCATGCATCTCATCACCAGAAAGAAGATGAATATCAAACTTATTAAAACTCATCATTCGATCTTGTCCATACAGATAGTCAAGACGCTTAAGAGGGTCTTCTACCTTACGAGACTTATCGTAGGAGATATCCTTCTCAAACTTAGCATGAGTATTATTAATAAGCATGATCTCTTGAATGACCTTCTGGTCTACCGTCGCATGATGGCAATCTGGAGTTACAATAATCTTATGACCGCAGGCATCAGCAAGATCAATCAATGCCCGATTCATACCAGCAGTATTGTGTGGCATAACCTCAACATAGAAATCATCGCCAAAGCGATCTCCAAACCACTTTAGGTGCGCCTTTGCTACAGCATAGTCGTCTACCTCAATAGCCTTATTGATAAGGCCAGACATGCAAGCAGAGGAAACAATAAGCCCCTCACGATACTTCTCTAGAACCTCAAAGTCAATACGAGGCTTACGGTAATACCCCTCGTTCCAAGAAATCTCATTAAGACGACCAAGATTCTCAAGGCCAACATCATTCTTAGCAAGAATTACTATATGGTTATAGACCATATCAAGTGGAAGCGTTCGCTCTTTCCTGTCACGCTTATCAAACCTATCTGCTGTAATGTATCCTTCTACTCCAAGGATAGGCTTAAGGCCACCCGCCTTAGCCGCACGATACATTGGTCGATGACCAGATAGCGTTCCATGATCAGTGATAGCGATTGCAGACATACCGTTCTGCTGTGCTCGCTCTACATATTCTTCTGGTTTTGCAACTCCGTCCATCAAACTATACTCTGTATGTAGGTGAAGGGGGACGTAGTTAGGCATAAAACTCCTTAAATATAAATGAGAAGGGGACGATAGTTTTATTCTACCGTCCCCTTCTCTGTTTGTCAATTACCAGTCAACATTTTTTGTGTCGCTGGATGTTGGAGTATCAAATCCCAAATAGAATGACTCCTGCTCTGCATATGGAACCTGACGAACAACCTTCTCAAGATTGAATGGCTCAACCTTGCTCCAGTCATACTTCTCGTTGTCTGGATCTCCAGGAAGAATAATATAACTGGTATCAGTTCCACTGCCCTGACGCTTCATTCTCCAAGACCTATTGCTAATACTTCCGGTGTCAATGGCATACTCCTTGAGAGTATTAAACGCAGACTGCTTGCCTACGCCCTGTGACCATACAGCAACGTATGGCTCTTCCATGCCATCGTCTACAAGCAGGTTGGTGTAGTAGCGAAAACGAGCACGCCACGAACCCTGCTTACGATCAGCCTCAGTCTGCTTCCTAGCCATCTCACACCCAAAGCAACGGCCTTCACTATCCATAGTGCAGACAGCCTTACGCTTGTAATCCTTTGGGTTGGTGTGCTCAGATACTACAATTGCAAGATCTCGTACTGCATCATAGTTTGGTGAATCCTCATCAAGTTCATTAACAAATCGAACCTTTACGCTTTGACTGTCTTCCAACTTAACCCAACGAACCTTAGTTCCGTCTCCTAAACTAGCAGGAGAGCGATCAAGTTGTTCCATAGCCTTCAAACCTCTCAAAATACTCATTTAATACGCTCCTTATATAGTTGATTAATACATTGCTAATAGTGGGTCTTGCGTTTTCTTAACTAACTCTCCGATATCGGAGTCTGTCATGTCTCCGATATCCTTGAATCTTTGGGGAATTCCAATTGATACTGCTCTGTGCCCCATACCATCAATGACACGACGTACCATCTCTTTACCAGCATCATCGTTGTCAGGAATAAGTATAACATTGTTAAAGTGTTTCGTCAATAGGTCAATCTGAGTTTTAGATATACTAGAACCCAAAGTTGCTACCGCCGCAATGTTGCATTGATCTAAACGAATTGCATCAAAAGAAGATTCAACTACATATACTGTATCATGTAATCTTGCCCTATGCAAGTTGAAAAGAATCTTTGACTTTGGAAGTTTAGGGGTATTCTTAAAATCTTTACCCTCCACAGAACGACCGACGAACCCAACGAACATGTTACCATCTGGAGTTGTAATCGGAACAGTAACCATGTCCTGCTTCTCACTATACCCTAGTGAAAACTTTATCATGCTGTCTTTGGTTATACTTCTAAACTCAAAGTAACGAACCGCCCTAGGAGATTCCAATGCTTGATTGTTTAGTCTCTTAATCATGAGTTCATCAAATGGCTCAAACTCCACCCTTGTCTCAAGAGCAATGTCAAGGCTATCAACAATGCTACTATCAACCTCAAAAGATTTAATGAATCGAACAGATTCAAAGTAAGTCTTTTTGGTAAGATTGATTACAAAGTCAATAAGACTGATTGATGTACTACATGAGAAGCAGTAGAAATGTCCACCATGCTTATCCATTTCCCCTGCGGGAGTGCGGTAGTTATTATGAAATGGACAGAACATAATCCATCCATTAGGAACTTCTCCTACTACTTCTATACCTGAGTTTTGAATGACTCGCTTAACTTGTTCTGGGGAGTATAGAGAGGTCGGTTCTTGTCTAAACCGTCGATACATGCGGCTTCCCTCTTTCCAATATATGATCCGTATACGCTTAATATAAATTCGTAATGGTTGTCCTCATATGATACAGACCAATCTGGGTCAATGTCAATACGCTGAACGTATCCTTCATCTTTCATTGACTCTGATAACAACTTTATGTACTGCTCCTTCATGCGTAAGATAAAAGAATCGTCGGCTATTTGTCCAACAAGTTCAAATCTTTTTATTCTCTTATGAAGAAATACCATGATTAAATTATATCAGTCTATAGTTAATTGAATTAAGCAGAGATATAAGTACCGTTAACATAGACCTTACTGATACTAGTTAGAGTTACAGGGAGTCCTTGTAAGAACAATCCTTCTCTAATTGGTGAGTTAGCCCCGCCTGATTGCTTAAGGTAATGTAGGTCTAAAACATCGGTAACTCCTGCTGTATCAGCATTAAGAATTGTGTGACCAGTGCCAGTATCGGGATCGACATTGGGATCAGCCCATATCCAGCCAGAAAAATGATTAAATCCAAAAGCAGGTGTAAAGGGGAGTTGCAGTTTGTATTGACCAGTACCAAAGTTAGTGACAGTGGTAAAGTCAAGTTCAATAACAAAACTAACTATCTTTCCTGCTTTTGTATAGTAAGAGTTATATGTTGGGTATGTAACTCCGCTGCCTGTAAATGCTAGACCAGTGGCGGTAAAGGTTGGAGAGTACCTTACAGTGCTGCTTGCAACATCTCCAATGGTTGCAATCTGATTTGATGGAATAGAGGAGTCGTTAAGGAATTCTCCTCCAGTACCACTTATTTGAATTGACTCTGAACTACCTATGTATAGGTCATCAGTAAAGTTGTTATAAATTCCATTTACCGCGACTGATCCCATTGCTGGGCCAGATAAAACACCAGAGTCATTAAATAACCAACTGTTGTTCCATGATTCTTCATGACTAAATATATGGGCTGCACCTCCAACAAATATTGCTGGGGTTCCATTTATGTTTGCTGTAATAGTTTGTAACCCAGCACTTGGTAAGTCTTGTGTAACTGAGTCAACAGTGACTGTATCACCGCCACCTGCATAATATGCTGTATCTCCTACATAAATATTTGCTGTATTGCTTACTACAAAGGAGGTGTTACCTGTTGGGTTTAGATTTGTATAAGTGTTGATAACTGTGGCTGGTCTTGTATTAATGACCACATCTCTTCCACCATCAGAAACATGAACATTGTTTCTTTCTCCACCAAGGAATAGATCTGCACTAGAACCGTCTTGTGTTCCACCAGCACGGATATGAATATGGTTTGGCGCGGTAGGATCAATAATGATATATCTATTATCATTGGTAGTGGTATCTGGATTTATCTGTATTGTAGAGTATCCAGCACCATCCCCTGAACTATTCGGCACATTGCAAACTTCACCATCGTTTGGGAATACTATGCAGCCCTCTCCAGTAAAAGATACATCGCCGCCTGCTCCACCACCTGAATTATAAAATCTAGCCATTAGATATTCATACTCTCTAATCCAAGTTGTATTACTGCTACGTCTGATGTAGTAGATGATATTGCATACAAAACATCTCCACCCCTTAGTTCTACAGACCACGCAGTATTTGGGGCAATTTTATATCCATAATTAGTGGTGGTTACACCCTCTGCTCCAAGGTAGACAATTGCAGAACTAGATACATTTTGAATAGTGATATCTCTTCCAGCATGATTACCCGTAACAGAGACTGGTATTGCAGTTGTATTGTTTAGTGATATAAGATTATGTGTAATTGGCATAGACTAATTATACACTATTTACTCAAAATCCTTATAGATAAATCGACCACTATCGAAGTCTACCTGAACCATAAACTCTCCAAGAAAGCCATTACGATTCTTCCTAAATACGCACTCCAACACATCACTGTTGGCTGCACGTCCTAGGGCTAGTAACCAATCAGCATCATAGGCAATCTGTCGTGACCATGAAGTCTGACCAAGAGTAGGAACACTATTCATGTCTGTTACGTCATCTGGTGTTGCAGATGAGATGGCTACGATTGGAACTTCCTCGCTAATTGCAAGCAACTTCAGTTCCCGCGAAAGATTCTTCATCTTGACAACTTCACTCTCAGTACGAGTATTAGAAGTCATAAGGTTGAGGTAGTCAACAAACACGATAGATGGATTATACTGATCAATCTTTCCACGAAGTACTGATGGAGAAACCTCTCCAATTCCCTCGTTGGAAATAATATGAATGCTTGGCTTGCCATCAAAGGTCTTGCTCATCCACTTCTTAAACATATCAATCTCTACGTTTCCAGATGATAGTTTACGATGACTCCACATACCGTTGCCAATAATTGCAAATAATCTATTACGAACTTCTGCCTCCGTCATTTCAAGGCTGATGATCAGTGGTGACTTGCCGTGCTTCCATGCCTGTACAGCAAGGTACAAGGCCATCCAAGACTTACCAATAGCAGGGTAAGCAAGAAGGACGCCAAACTGTCCGGGGGTAATTCCCGCTGGCATATAGTTGTCAAATCCTGCAAGTCCTGTGTAGATTCCATGCATACCGCTTTCCTGTAGCCTCTTGATATTCTCAAAGTATGCTACAGCATCATCAACGTTTGAAACATCAAGATCTCGCACTGTTGATGTGATGCGCTTTAGGTTTGCTGTTTCGGTAACAAGAGTGTTGAGGGCATCCGTTGCCTTTCCATCTTGAACCTCATTTGCAGCAGAGCGAAGCATTATCTTAATATTGTCATTAAGAAAGTCGGTACGCAATTCATCAAGATGATGCTTGGTGCTACCAGTATCAGAGGTGTACTCAAAATCAGCAAACTGCTGCTTCACAATGTTTGCAGGAGGAACAGTCTGATTCTGCTCATAGTAGTTTCTTACGAATCCCCACACATCATTGTGTGTCCTAAGAATCGTATCAATGTTAGCCTGTAGCAGAATGTGAACCTGCTTGTCATTCAAGACTGCTGATATTGTCTTTGCCTCTAGATTAGCCATTCACCCATTCCTTTGCCTTCTGTCGCATCTCTGCCCGAAATTCTCTGTCTTCTTTGCTTGCCTTCATGGATTCTAGCAGACGGCCTGCGTTCTTGGCAAATGCTTTCCATGTGGGACGTTCCTGAATACTGAAATAATATTCCATTGCCCTGTACAACTCATCTATATCAAAAGATTCCAAGAGGGCGTCTGCTGCCCACTGCTCATTGTACTTATTGATAGTGGGCGCAGACATGCCTTTCATCTTGCATGACCTTTCGAACCTAGTGATAAGTGCAAACCTATCCTTGCGATCAGCCATGACTCTCCTTAAATATAGACGGTAACGTAATGAATTCCTTCTTCAAACGAAGTGTTTACGGCATTAACACTTGCAAAGTCGCTAACAAGATCGCTCTTCTTTAGTAACTTAGCCATTTGCTTAAAGGCATCTGCTGGACTCTCTCCATAGGAACAAAGCACGATTGGATTTTCGTTTCTTGCTTCATATCGTCCACTATGATCATTGATCATGCTAGTTCTTCCTTTGCCTCGTTGAGTTTTTCCATTAGTTGATTTTCTACAAACTGATAAATACGATCAGATGCTTCCTTGGCTGTTTCATCATCGTGCTTGTAATCTGTCACTTGACAGTCAAGACGAAGGTTTTGAAAATTGCCGGTATTAAAAGTATAACCGAGTGACCAAGCAATTCTGGTTTCTTCCATGTAAAGCCTTTCCTAGTTGATGGACCTATAATATTGGATTAATAGTAAGTAGTCAAGACCTAGACAGTCTCACTAAATACAGGAATAAATCTTCCTTCATTATTCTTTACATAATAAATAAGACCCTCACCCATTGCATACTTGAGTTCTTGTTCTGTTGGGGTTTTATTATTTGTTATCATTCCATCTTTTCTTGCCCTGCCCATATGGGTCTGAGCCATAAGATTTCTTGCTTCCCAGATATGATCTTCACTATAATAACTGAGATGATGAAATGCTGTTCTGCCATCTGGCAGTTGTCCTATGGGAGGAGGAAGCATTCCCGCTTTAACTAGTCTGGGAATACTCTTTCTGTGATAGTTAAGAAGTCTTGCTGTTTCTGCTACTGTAAAGGCTCTTTTTCTCTTTCTTTTAAATTCTACCAGAGTGGCAGTCATCTGTAAAGACTTTGTACAGTTCCAAAGTATAACAATTCCTTGAGCACGACTGACATGAATTATTCTTACCAGATCTCCATCAAGGAACCAAGCCTTTTTATTTTTTCTATGTATTACTTGGATATATGATCTTTCATTCTCATCTTCTCCATGTTCCATAGCCATGAGATTTCTCCATTTGATTGATCAAAGTTATGATAAAACACTCTTGTTCCGCATCTTATACAGAAAGTTTCCATATGATTGTGTTCAGAGAATGCTCTATCAATAAACATTCTTCCACTACATTTTTTACAAGTAAGCATAATGAAAGAAGTATATCACGTTGGTATTCCAATAATGATTAAGTTTATGCTTACACTCATCGTTCCAGTAGAAGCAAATTTAATTTCTCCTTCTACTCTGGAAGTTGTTATTGAATTTAAAACAATAGTGACATCGTTTCCAACTGCCGTCCGTCCAGTATTTACAGGACTTGCTGTGGCGATTGGTGCGTATCTAAAGTCTGATGGGTAATCATAACTGAATGATCTTGTTGTTCCTGCCAACATGTTTTCATTATTTACTACATCTACATACGCTGCAATAATCCTAGACTCACTAGTTTTTATGCTTTGATCTGATGCTTCTCTAGTTTTTACTGTAGTGTAATTATATGTTGCTGAGGATACCGAATTAGATACGTTATTGATAGCGTTTGCTAAATCATATAGGTATGTTACATCTAGGGGCGTCCCTCTTTCTGGGACTCTAACTATTGCCATAGGTTAAGTATATCAAACGTTCTGTATTGGTGATGTAAACAGAGAATACCTTGAAGAATATTGTTTTGGATAGGTCAGCCTCTGTACGCTTACTTGATATGAATGGGCTGATGGATCTATTAAAGTATAGGTATTTGATAGTGTCGATCCTTTGTACTCCCAAATTGCTGATGGATCTCCATTAGTCATATACCACTTTACATAAATATCGTATTCTTTATTATTTTGATTATCATCCCAAACAACATTTATTGTTTTTCCAGAACCAGTATTGACTATGTGAGTAATGTATGGAATTTCAGTTACTTGAGGGGAGATGATTGTAACCAATGGAGTCCAAAAGGATGATCTGTTTCTGTCTTGAGATATCAATCTTACACGAACGTTGTATCCAGTATCATCTGTACTGATGGGGGGAAGTTCTTCTTTTCTTATTATTATCTTTGGCATTACCCAACTCCCACGGAAAGCCTAAACTCTATATAGTTACTAGTGTTTGCTATTTTTACAATTGGTCTTTGTAGCGTGGTGTCAACAACTGAATACCCAGACATTACATACAGCGGGTTTGGAGAATTAAGGTTTTCAAATCTCATTGCATCTAATACAACGTAGTACTCATCGCTTGGATTAACGTCACCTGTATCCTTATGTATTGACGTGTATATTCTAATCATTCTTACGTCTGTCCATGAAAATTCTGGAGATGTTTCAAGATCTTTAAGTTTTTTAGTAATTACGGCATACCTATTGTCTGCTTCTAAGTCTGTATTTAATACTTCGTGAGTGAGACGAGCATATCCAACTGTTGGATTTATTTCTGATTGAAGAAATTCAATGACGACCCTCGTTGAATCTGGAATAACAATATTACTTTCTTGTTGAGGAACTATTGATAATGCGATCTTTATTTCATCGTCTGGACTATTTTTAGATAAGTTGATGTTTCTTCCGTCTAAATGGATGTGGGATGAATTTCCAACACTTCCGTCAGAGATAACAAATGACGAGTTTATGTCAGAGGTGTCTCCTCTTAAAAAGATGGTGTGATTAAGGAACCGCGAACCTTCTTGCCTATCTTTTCTGA